AAGTTAATCTCAGCAGTTGTTACATTGCCACCACCACCAACAGACATACCAGCATTCATAGCTTCAATAGCACCTCTATTCTTAGCAGCGCCAGCACGATTTACAACAGCCTCACCCATTTGAAGTTTAGCCAATCTCTCGTCTGATCTAACATTGCCAGAATGGAACGATTTAATATTAGCCGTACCAGTATGAAACATTGCTTCAGCACCAGAGAATGTCGGTTCAACGCCAGTAGCTTTGACTGGTGAAAATAAGCCAGTAATCGCCCTCATTATGGTGGATTGAACTTGTATTGCTATCAAATTACGGATAATTGACTTTGTCATATCCTTAAATGAAATCTTAGTACCAACAGCAAAATCAGCAAAAGCATTGCCCATAGTTTCAGCAACAGACTTAGCGTTATCACCTAAGAACTTTAATGCTCTATTGGTTTTTGATGCGCCTTGTTCTGCTTTATCAAACGATAAACCGTATATTTCTTCAAGGTTTTGTTGCTCAGTTGCTACATCAGCAATAGCTTGCTTTTCTTCTGCTCTACGTCTTAATAAACGCCCTAAGAAGGTGTCTTTTTCTTTTTCATCTTTGACAAAGTCTTTGGCTCTTTGCTTTCTGTCTTTCTCGGAGTTGGCTTCAAGCTTTTGAATATTCTTTAGATTCTTTTCAATTTCTTCAGCTGATAATTTTGATTTATAAGTAGCAATTTCAAACGCACTACCAATAGCATCAACAGCAGATGTAACTTTATCAAGCGTCCACGTAACAACATCTAATGTCTTATTGAGTAGAAACAATGCGCCAGATTCTTTCACTAAAGATAACACCATAGCGCCCAATGATTCCCACGCATCGCCAGCTTTATTTGTTAGTTGAGTCCAGCCACCAACATTAGAGTCAGCAAACGCCTTAGATTGCCCTTTAACAGCTTTTTTAACAATATCAATAGCTTGACCAGCCATTAGTTGTTCTTTGGTCAGAGCCTTAACATCTTTAAATACACGACCAAGCGTTACTGCTTGCCCAGATAATGACATTGTCAAATCCATAACCGCTGGCTTCAAGTCTTTACCAGTAGCAGTTGCGTAATCCATAGCCGTTTCAATGACCTTTTTAGTCATTTTATCGGATAAACCAAGGGTCTTAATGTAGGCTAATTGCTGGAGTGTTAATTCATCACCAAAAGTAGTAACGTTTTGAAGTTGCGACGCGTATGTTTTCCACATCTCAATGTTCATCTCGCCTTGCTTACTGTTTAGCTTGATTGCTGATGTTAATGCTATCTCAGCTTTAACTTGTACCTTTGACGCTTCAATACCTTTTTTAGCTGCCAAAGTAACACCAGCAATAGCAAGACCAATCTTTGCCCACGAAGCACGCATTTTTGCGCCAGTTGATTCAGTTGTGTTGCCTAATTTCTTAGTTTTCTTGTCAACCTTGTCAATTGAGCGTTCAGCTGGTCTACCCTTAGCAATAATCTCAATTTCAATCTGTTTTTTAGCCATCTTCTACCTCTTTGTTAGCATTAATCTTATATGCCAATAGTGTACCAATTTCAGACATCGGCAATGCGTTTATTTCGGTTATGGTCTTATGAAGTTCAAAGGCAAGAAATGCCTTAGCCTTTAGCCATTCATCTTTTTTAGTGCTTCTTGCTGTGCTTCAACAATATCAGATACAGACTTTAAACCCATCAAAGCCGATAAATAGCTTGATGATTCATAGGTGATAGTATCTTTAATCCATTGAACTTTGACTAAATTATTAAAAACACGTTCGCCATCTTTTGTAAGTAGCTGAAAGTAGATAATATGCGCCCTCAACAACCCATCATCATAATATGTTAAATCAGTAGTTGAACCATCGGCTTCTTTAACTGTTTTAACTTTCTTAGATAATTCTAATGCGTTGTCGTGATCTTGCCCAGACATAACACGGTAATAGACGTGATGAAGTTTTCCACCAACTACCATATCAGCTGAACGAATATCAGTACCTTCTTTTTCTAATGCTTTTAATAATTTATTCATAGTTTATAAATAAAAAAGGGGAACTTAATCCCCTTAAAATTACGCGATTGTTACTGCGCCAGTACCTTCAAAACTGAAGGTAACTTCTACAATACCGTTCACATCATTTGTAACGCTTTGACTTGTGATGTTAGCTGAACCACTATACTTATCGTATGAGCCAGTTCCACCGCCAAGCTGTAAATCTAAAGCAACTGTACTACCAGCAGTTAAGCCAGTTTGTAAAGCGCCTTCAGCTGTACCGCTTTCGTCAAAAATTGCTGTAATAGAACCAGACCACGATTTTAATGTCGCTTGAGATTCTTTCCAACCACTTGAACCAAAATCAGTAGTATCAACAGTTTCTTGACTGATGTCTAAAGACCACGCTTTAGCGTTGCCCATAGCACCAGAAGCAACCGTTACACTGCCGTTATAACCTTGAATAGCCATTATGTAACTCCTTGTTTGAGTGTTGTAAATGTAATCAGAAATCCACGCTCTTGTTTTTCAACATCAACCGTAACTTCGCCAATCAATTCATCTCTTGAAGCATCAAGAATTGCCTTCATCTTCTTTTCAGAGTAAAGCCTATCATCTAAGAACAATTCTACTTGTTCAGTTAAATCATATACTTGCTCACCAAAAGTTGAACGCTCATCATTAATAATAAAAGATGAGATTGTTTCACGAAATTCACGATTATTAAGCGTGTCATTCTTTGTCAATTTATAGCCTTTTGCTTTTAGCAGACTTATCATTTCATCAATACCACTTGATTAGATTGCTTTTCTTCCACTTCTTCAATAGTACCATCTTCATCAGTATCATAATCAGCTTTCAAATTAACTAACTCACCGTCATAGTTTTGTTTGAATACTAAGTATGATTCGTGATAAATATCATCAGTATCAGCATCTTGACGCTTTGACATACAGATCAACTCTAAACACTTTGTCAAATGAAGTTCTTTCACTTGTGAAGTTGTCAAGAATAAATCAATGTCTAAACCTTTGTTACGCATCTCATTTTTAACAATGTCATAAGCACGGTTAATATAAGTTGTGTAATCAAGATAAACAATACCAAAACCAGTAGATGAATCTACCGCAGTTGATACCGCACTAAAACCGAATGTACCAGTTGAATCAGTATAAGAAGTAATCGTAGCATCAACACCAGCATTATCACCAGTTAAGAAGCCAATAGTAGCACCAACTATTTCCGCTTCTATCAAGTCGGTTAAACGACCAGAAACAAGTGTAGTAGTTGAGCCAGAATCAGCCTTTTCGTAATGATCAGCCAGTATTGGTAATGCTTGGATAACGTCCGCATTTGTTAGAGTCCACGCCATTTGTTATACCTCATTAAAACACGATAAACCTTTCATAGATTCATAGTGTGATTTCTTTGATAAAGTAATGACATCACCAGTTTTAAAGGTATAGATGCCACCATCAATGCAGTGTGACCCATCGCAAATTGCTTTCAATTGTGGCTTAGTAACTTTTTTAGCTACTGCCGTTTTAGTTACCTTGCCCATTGATTACGCTCCAGTGATAACGCGAAGTGCGTTTTGGTCAATTACGCCGTATTTTAGAACGCCATACCAACCCATATTCACTTCACGCTGAAGAGCATCAGTACCATCAGAAGTTCTGAATTCTGGCGCTAACGCAACAGCTTTACCAAGTGCGTTCATACCGAAACAAACAACTTCACCAGCTGTTACATTTGAATCTTCCACTAATGTGAAACCCTCTAAAAATCCAACCATTCCAGAAGTAGCTTCTTCAATAGAAGTACCTTGAGCAATAGAGATGTAATCACCTTTAATGTCTGAGATTTGAGCTGGATTGACAAACGCTACATAACGACCGTCTGGGAACTTAGCGATGCCAGCAGTAGCCAATTCTGTGTAAGCAGTACGCAAATCATCAGTAGCCAAAGTGCCGCCAGTTGTTGGAGTGATAGTATTAGTACCAGCTTCAAGAACCGCAAGACCTAATGCGTCAGTTGTTTCACCAAGATTTACACCGATCAATTCAGCAGATGCTAAGTCAGCTTTACCAGCAGTAGCAATATTTGCTAATGAAGTTGAAGTGATAACAGAACCATATTCATCCATAGTCAAAGTAACTTTAGTATCACTCATTGTAGATGAAGTCGGCTGTGTGCCATCAGCTAAAGGCGTAGTTGCTTTAGTCATTCTTGAGAATACAGTAAACGCAATAGAGTTTGCCATATCGTCTTGTCTGATTGTTGCGTATGCGTCAATCTTGTTGTATGAGTTACCAGAAATGATAACCGCTTGATTCATTAAATCTACTACTGAATCAGATAGTGTTGTTTTTGTATTTAAAGCCATTTTTGCTTCTCCTAAAAATTAAATTTCGTTCTGGAGCGCTCTCAATTCCGCCATAGTTTTAGTAGATTTAATTCTATCATTCACATCTAATGATGCTCGGTTAGAAGTCGCATCTACTTTCTTTGGCTGATTATCAGCACCCTTGAACAGATAAGGTTTGACACCTTTTAAGTCGGTTATAAATTCGTCTTGATTAAAATCTTCACTTCTACTGGCTTGTGCCAATAAATGCTTGAAATAATCAGCGTCTTTAATGCCGTTGTCGCTAACCACCTTTTGAATTGCCATATCGGCTTGAATCTTTTGGTTGTTAGTTTCCAAGCCTTCAATCGTTGAGTTTAGCGTTGAAATCAACTCTGCCGCCTTTTCCAGTTCGGACTTATTGGCATCATCTGCTTCTTTCTTTGCTAATATCAATTCTCTCGCTTGTTCAAAAGAATCTACGCCTAATTGCTCTGTTAATTCAGACTTAGCACGCTTTGCGCCTTTGCTAAAGCCTTTATCAATCAAGGCATCAAGTTTAGATTGTGATATAACCACCTCATTTTCAGTCTTAGGAGTATTGACCGTTTCCGTTTTATCCACGTCTGGCATAACATTTACCTCTTATATATAAAAAGTTGTTTAAATAATAACACTAACTAATTGATTTTACAAGTTAATTAAACTGTCACTAATTTTATCTACTACTTTGTTAATCTCTTTATCGCTTAGATTAAAGAAATCACGCTTATGAATATTGATATTATTATATGCTTTCTTGTTTTCATTAGCATCATCAAAATGAAAAAGTAATTTAGGCGAGCCACCTTTTTTAGTTTTATATGTTATTGATCTAAGCATATCGCCAGAATCTTCAAACATATACTTGCGCCCACGCTTTGCTTTATCCGCTAACGTGCTTTTACTTAATGATTTAAAAGCTACACCATCAGCATCAGCACCACGCTTAACACGCTTCTTTAATGCCAGTATCGTTGAAGTTCCAGACGTTTCTAATGCCTTGTAGACTTTCTTATTAATACCCTTCTTAATGGCTTTATAGTCTGGCGTTTTAAGCATCTTCATTAGTTCACCTCATAACCCAAATCAACAGCATCATCTTTAGTAACAAACGTAAAGAAGTGTCTACAATTCCAAGCACGTTCTGGTGCTGACTCTAACTCATTCTTTTCATCTGTTGAGTAGGCTCTATTGGCTTCCAATACATCAGCGCAAAATGGTCTTGTTACATCATCAACATCGTTGCCATCATATATCCAAACAATATCTTCATCATCTTTAAGCGGTTCTGCTCTCTGGTTCAGCGTTGCTTGGCGATAGTCATTGATTGCTGTATTAGCGTAAGTCTTTGCGTATGACACATATTTAGTGCCACCCAATTCACCAGCCATTGCTTCAAGCAAATCAGCCTTAGTCTTGCCAGCTAAAACATTGTTATATAAACCCTTTTTAAGGGTTAATCCAGCATCAATACCAATCTGCTCAATACCTTTAATCTGAAGTTCTTTAATCGCTGTTAGGCGTTTAATCTGTTCATCACCAAGGGTTTTAAGTAGTCCAGATTCATCAAGAATAGCATTAAGCGAACCTTGTAAATCATCAAGCGTATTAACGTATCTTTGTAACAGATTATAATAACCCGCTTCCTCTAAGATGCCACGCCAGATAATATCAAACTTCACTACTTCATCAATGTCAGTAATATTAGCAATACGTGCTGTGGCTAATACATTAATCTTTTTGAATATCTGCTCTAAACGCTTATCAAACTTGTCAATAATATCGTCAAGTTCTTTCTGATTAGCATTAATGAGTTTCTTTAGGCTCACAACTTCTGGTCAATATCCGTAGTAATAGCAACGCTTGTTATCTTATTAAGCATATCGTTACGCGCATTCAAGTTAATAGCAACATCAGCCTTAGCATCTTCTTCTGTTAAGTCTGGATTGTTACGCATCATAATATCAGTAGGCTTAGTTAATCCCATATCAATAGACTGCTGATCAATAGTTAATTGCTCTGATTGTGATGCTGGGTAGTTAGGCTCTTTAAAGTCAACCGTCATATCACCAGCGATTGTCTTACCGTAGTATTCGGACACTTGACCAATCAATGTAAACAACTCACGTTCATACTGTTTAAAGTCTGCTTGTTGCTCCAATGTGAACCTATCTAATTTAAGGTTCTCCATCTGTAAAGCAAAGCCAGATGATGCTTGACTTGTCATTCTGAATTGGCATGGTGATACACCATAGTTAATTGCTAACTCATTAGCCAGTTCTTGAATCACCCTATGAAGTTGCTCATAGTTTGATTGTAAGTCTAAAACATCAATCTTAGTATTTTGACCAGTAAGCGTTAAGATACTCAACGGATCTAACATTTGCCCTTGAATAGATGAAACGTTATCACCAGATCCAACTAATTGCTTGAACGATTGAGACTTGATAATGTGATTTAAAAACGTCCTGTGGACTGATAGGTCAATAGTTCCATTGCTTAAATCATCACCAGTATATGCGTCCCAGAAAGATTCATCACGCCAGCCGTTATGTAGATACACGAAAGGCAATACACCAAATGGATTAACCATTTCATCGTTATCTTCAACCGCTACAACCTTATTTTCACCATTGGATTTGTCAATGTAATAGTGTTCAGTATCAGACCAATATGCCCAGCGTTCAACCTTATCATCTTTGCCAGTCATTTCAACGAAGTAAGCAACCCACTCAACCGCGCCTTGGCTATAACCAACTTCAGTTTGATGTGGAAGCCTTAGCATTATCTTTGGCTGCTCTTTAGCACTATCCCAGCTAACTTGTACAAGTACGTCATTGAAGGCGTTCATATATCTGTTTGCTTGCGACATTACTTTATCAACTCGTAAGTTGTTGTATAGTTCTTGAGCATCATCTGATTCAAAATCACGATTAACACCAAAAGAATATACGTTTGAAGTTGCGTTCACAACCTGCTTCATAACGTTATTGTTTGTATTTAGTTGAACGTCTAATTTCAGTTCAGCGAACGCACGATAGATTCTACCTAACTTTGAGATGACTTGGTCATCATAATTATCATCATACATTGCCTTGCGTAAAGCGAATTTCTTTAGTCTTGCTGTGTCATTCATTAACCAACCCTCATTCTAATGTTGCGAACTTCGGTCTTATGTAAGCCGTGTTCATATTCAATATAATACCCAACGGAATCCACCGAGTGGGTTAAGTCTTGGTTAGACTTGTCTACTTCGCCCTTGTCATTGTATGACATCTGTTCTAAATCAGTAATTAATTCTTGATTGCGCGAACATATCGCTATATTAACATCTCCATTACCATTTCGCAACATAGAATTGAACGCATTATTGCGGTCGTGGATTCGTGGGTTTGCTGTTTTAATCTTCATCTTATGGAATCCAGCATCTCTAATCAAGTCGTAATTAGTCTGGGCTGTGCCTTGGCTTCTTGCTTTACCCGCAGCATCACCATAAATAGTAGCACTAAATAAGTTAGCACCAAGGTGGGCGAACTTACTCTTTAAATAATCAAGCGAATCAACTAACGGCTTACCCTTGAGAATAGCGTTATCAATAATCGTTACTTTGCCATCTATCACTTGAATCAAGTAAATGGCATTATATGGATTGATATTGAAGTCAAACGATATTATGAGCGGTATGCTTGGATTAATAGCGATATTATCGCAAACGTGAACATCACGGTCAAACTGATGATAAATGGCACTACCATTAACATTAATAAACTCACCAAGCAGATATTGTTGAAGCAATTTCTCATCATAGGTTTCTTTTAGCGTATCAAT